TCATGCTACTCTGTCAATAACTAAGTTGCTGTTCTGCACATTAATTACAGGTGTTGGAATGATTGCCGGTTCATCTGTTGTTCCATCAACATATCTTACTGATAAGCTGAAGCAGCAGCCTTTTGGTACTGTTATGATCGCAGTTGATGTAACATTTCCATATTCATCTACCGCTACCGGTGTATATATAGCTCTACTTGTGAATCTAGGTTCTCCATTTACAGCTATAGCCAGCGCAATAGGTGTCACATCTCCTTCTTCTGGAATCGAAATATTACCATTGTACGTCACCCTGTAACGAGCAAAACAATTATTTGTGATTCCACGCAGAATAAAAATCCCTGTTTCATCCTCATGATATACATATCCTTTGTTGCAAGGGATAGATGCTGTAAACAGGATCGGGCTATTGAGAGCTACGTCCTGTGGTACATTCGCAAGATACTCAGCCATAGAATCGCCTCCTTACATTCCGCAGCCGCAACCACATCCGCAATTGTTATTGCAGTTAAAGATTGGCTGTTTGCCATAAACCGGCACAGTACTTACCGGGCAGTTATTAAGTCGGTTATAAAGCGCATCCACCTCATTATTCAGCCCCTGAGATATAAATGCATTCTGCGCTGTCTGCGACTCCTTAAATGCAGCCATATTAAGCTGATTCTGAAGGTCGATGATACGATCATTCTTTGCATCAACCTGCGCCTTAACTCCGTCAAGTTCGAGCTGACAAAGCTTGTCGAGAATTGCCTGTGTTCCTCTTGTCTGAGAATCAATTATGTCTCTCGTATTCTGATAAGCTGCTGTGCGGTCTGCGCAGTTTTCTGTAGCAACTGTGTACTTGAGGTCAGCAATATTTGCACGGTTTTCGCAACAGCAGTTCTGTAATGACATACCGATGTCGTTCATCCCCTGCGTTACCGCTGACTGTGCAGCAAATGCCTGCTGCATATTTGCCATCTGTCTTGCATTCGCACCCTGCTCTACTCCTGCGAAGCCATTAGCTAGAGCCATCTGCATGTCTCCGCAGCAGTTGCAGAGCTGTGTAGAGAGTGAAGATACACCATCTCTTATAGATGTGATGTTGTCATTTAATAAAGCATTCTGGAAGCCATTATTTGTATTGGCATTAATACCCTGCTGTCCTGTCATAAGCCACGGGAAGTCATATCCGAGCATCATGTTGCCATAACCTCCAAAACCTCCACCAAAGCCATTGCCCCAGCCTCCGCCGGCAAACAGTAGAAGTAAAATAATCCATCCCCAGTCTCCGCCAAAGCCTCCTCCGAAGCCGCCGTTATTACTTCCACACATTGGAGCAACCGGCATTACCATGTTTTCGTCTGTTAAAGCCATATTCTTTTCCTCCTTTAAATTTTATAAGGTGAGCGGCTATCCTCGATGCGGATAGTCGGTATAAATAAAGCTTGCAAGCTTTTATCTCATATTAAACATTTGCTGTACCATCGGATCGTTTCTCATGCTCATAGCCTGGTTGACCTGAGCTTGTGATACCTGCCCGGAATTAAGCAGGTGTTGAACTATCTCATTCGGATCCGTCATATTCTGCGGAATGTTATACTTCCGCTGCAGAAGCTGCATTGGATTTGCCTTCATCTGCCGGTATAGGTTTAGTAAGTTCATTTTCTACCGCCTCCATTCTTTTCTTCAGATCATCTATTTCTTTTCTTATGTCAATATCCACTTTTTTAGCTTGCGCCTGAGGTTCATGTGTTTTGACTGCCGGTCCTTCTTGATTATCTTCTTTTATCAATCTGAACCTTTCAAATATTGGTCTGTCGAGCTGAGAAAATCCCATAGTCTTTGTATAAATATACGGAGCTGTTTCATCTTTGAATGTTACGCTGTTACCCGGTGCCACCGGATATCTAAGGGCCTCGTCAATGCTCCTTACTGACACAAGTCCATTGCTTTGCATTTGCTGGCTCTGCTGCTGACCATAATATGGATAATAAGGGTTATATGCCATTAATCCACCTCCTTATACCAATAAAACTGAGGTACTTCATGCGAACTATCCCAGGAATCAAAAAGCGTTCCATCGACCACAGTTGCGGTATGTCCTCCAAATCCGAGAACATAAACTCCTTTCGGATGATCTATGCAGAATTCTTCGGCTGTATAGCAATCATCACAGTCATCCGGAAGAGTCGCCCTGGTAAAACCGTTCTGTCTAAGAACAGATCCCCAGACCGCATCAGAACTAGGAACATTTCCCATCCGGAAGCCATTCACTACGATTAATGCATATGCTTTTTCCCAATCTATATCTAAAGCTTTTGATATAGCTCTTACTGCGCAATCACCTACATTAGATGACACAGGATTTGGTTCATAAAATTCATACATAGTCTTATACCTCCTATATGTTCATCTTATTGAAACAATTCCATTTAAACGAGCAAGTAAACGCATACTATTGGTCTTGTTTTAGGCAACAAAAAAAGCGACCTATCCGAAGATAAGCCGCTTCATGGGGTAAATATATATGTATGGGGCTACATATGCTTAATCAATGTCTCCTTATTCTTTTTAACTATCACTTTTATCCTTTGCGGAGACAAATAATACAATTCAGATAGTTCATCGTATGTCAGGCCATCCAGTAACCTGCTCTCCATGATGTCTCTATCTCTTTTATTAAATATCCATTCATCAATTAAATATAACAATTCTGACCGAGATAACTCCTGCATAAAGCCTCCTTCACGCTCTTGTCCCGATCAGAGCGATTTATATTCAAATGTACTTTATAAATTTTTTGGCAGCATCAAGTGTTTGTTCCCCATAGGATCCATCAACCTTAATGCCGACTTTCTTTTGAAATTCAGCAACAGCTTCTTCCGTTTTTGGACCATAGCAGCCATCAATGTCTAGTCCGGCATTTATTGCCCAATTTAAGAATTTCTGTATATCTTTTATATCTTTTTGATAATTAGTATATTCATCATATCCGTCACCCTGCAGATAATATCCACGTCCTGGAAGCTCCGGATAAGCACCTGTCCACTTTTCTTCTTTAGGTGTTCCGGCATATCCATTGAATCCGCCATCTTTAATGATTGACGGAAAATCTACAAATGACTCATCTGCATCTATTCTCATTCCGAGAACATTAGCATCTGATGTATATTGCCATAGATCAAAGGCATTATACTCAAAGTCCGGTTTTGCACTGTCCCAACAAGCTACCCATTTAGTGTAAGAATTAAGTCTTTCCGTCTCAATCTTTGCATCAAACCAATAGAGGGATGCATAAACACCGACATAGTAGCCTTTATCCTCTAAGTAGTCGCAGAAGGCTATGATTGCATCCGTCACTCCCTTTTTATCAGAAGCCTGCCAATGCTCGTCCTCTACATCAATATATATCGGATATTCAAACTTCTTTTTCTTGAGGCACTTGTTATACATGTATTCGGCTTCAGCTCTGCCCTGATCTGCGCTATCAGCACACGAGAACCAATAAGCACCTACAGGGATATTATTCCTCTTAGCCTGCTCGTAAAATGCCTCAAACTCTGAATCCTTATCCTTAACTCTCGTGGATCCATAGCCGGTATATCCGGCTCTTAATATCACAAAATCATATCCGGACTCTTTAAGCCTTGATAGATTTAATCCACTCTGCCATTCTGATATATCAATTCCCTTCATCTCTTTCCTCTTTCTTCAGGTTAAGGTGTGATACTCCGATTAACGCCCCGATGAAGAGTGCCACTGCATTTATAGTTGCTGTTATTTCTGTTCCGTACGGAAGTCCCCATATCTTGCTTAACACTCCGTAGAGTGTCGCAAGTGCAGGAAGGCATATGAGGCAAATCCATTTTAAAAAATTATAAATTTTATCACTAAGAATCATATGAATACCTCCTTATCTGTTTATGAGATACTCTTTTATCGAATCATGTGCATGCTTAAGCTGCTCTGTGTGATTTCCGTCTAGCTCATGGCTCATCATAGCCAGAAGTGCCTGCATCACAACTTTGTTTCCTTCTTCTAATGCTTTTAATCTTTTATTATCGTTATCAAGCATTTCTTGGTGCTTTTTAACCAGGTTATCTCTGTCCTTATCCGGTTTTCTTGCTTTCGTTATAAGCTTAATAATTATAGTTGCTGCGCCTCCGATTGTTATGATGCCGCCACATAGCGCAAGGAATATCTGCATGAGCTGTGAAACTGTAAATGTCATAATGCCACCCCCTAGTTATCAGTAAAACTGAGGATGTAAGTGACCTTCATCGTCTTTTCCGCTGTCTTTACCACCTGTGTATCAAGGTTATTTATAGTTGCTAAATAGTTAGTGGTTTTCCAAATTCCACCATTGCCGGCATAAGAACTTGCTATTCTGTTGTCGTTTAGTACATTATATCCAGATGAATATACACCTGTAGGTCTGATGGAGTTGTTGTTGTAAATCTTTCTTGCTCCAATATCGACCTTTATCGATGCCGCCTGTGCTACATTTAAGTCCGGATACACAAAGTCTACCTGCTCAAGTGTATTGCCAAGCACCTCTCTTGAGTTGTCAGCAGGTGTGTCAAGGTCAAAAAATCTTGTACCTTTTTCAGATGTGCTTCCATACTCGCCAATGACTAGAGTGTCAGTGCTGACTATGATTGATGGTCTTATAAACCGTATCTGCGCACTCTCTGGGTTAGGAATCGCAAAGTAACTAAGTGTGTTATCTGCATTGATTCTTAATATATGCATTGATGTGCCAGCGTTCCAATAACCAATACGACCACCAGCTTCGTCAGATGTACCATAGCCACAAGCCATAATGTATGTATCGCCGATTTTCTTGTAGTCTGTCGGTGTATTGCTTCCAAGTGCTGTTAAAAATGCTCCAGGAACAGCCACCTCTGTTTCTGTAACTGCCATATACTGCTGACCTGCACCAAACCTCATGTCAATCTTTTGTAAAGGCACTTTGTAAGTTTTCAGCTTAATCTTGCCTGTTGCACTCATATGCTCATCTTCAAATCCTACTGTTTTTATGAGGTTGTGCTCATCAATCATAGTGATTGTGTTTGAAGTTCTTGATGCATGGACTATTCTCTGTGATTGATATAGACCGCCATCAATGTTGATTTCAACAGATGTTCCTGCATAACTATAATCGTTCAGCAGACCAGCCTTAATCTTTCCACTAGTACTGTTGCCCTCTCCAATATACCCATGTGCCGCAGATGTAAGGCATACGCAGTTGATGTTGCCATTTGCCTGCGATGTGGAGTAGTCCCACACCATTTTAAACTTACCATCAGGTGTCCAACCGCTCTCTGAAGAGTTGTAACTACCCATCTCTGTAACATCGTCATTTGATGTGACCTCGTAACTGCCATTGCCGACCATCTTTACACCACTTGGGCAGATATAGTTGTTTGCATTTGCAGTAATCTGTGTGTCAAACAGCAGAACACCGCCCATAAGTCTTGGGATAAGGTTATTCCTAATGTCAGCAGTATGCATCGGGTTAATGTTAAAGAAGCCGACATCTTCAAAGTATTTATTCAGCGCATTAGTAACGATGTTATCATCCTCAAATCGTTCTGTTATGCCTGTCTTAACATTTTTTAAATCAATAGTTGTATGACCTTTAATCATGCCATGCCTCCTACTCTTCCTCTGTTGCCTCTGTTGGAGCTTCCGCAATCCACTTATCCTGCTTAACAATAATCGAATTGTCATCAATTAATGTGCAACAACACTCTGCCACATCTGGATTAATGCAGGCACTAGCCATCTCTGTATGCATGGCAGATTCTGCCGCTGACCTTGTTTCGTATGCAAGAAATGTCCTTACATACTCTCCATTTGTTAATTTTGTAATGTTAATCTTGTTCATATCTACCTCCTTAAATCTTTACTCCGTATATACCTACGATATGGGTATTAATACCTGCACTACCCCAATAATTTAACCTTATGTTTGAATCGTTTATTATTGTTACTGCGGCACAATAGTTTATCTCTCCATTAAGATTACCCACATATGTCCTACCAATCACAGGTTTATATATTGCATCGGTGGTGTAATAGGTGTATGTTCCATAACCCTCGACCACGATATAATCATAGCCGCTTAATGGGTATGCCAACTGTACTGTAGGCTTACTATCTGATGTCGGATTAACATCGCCTGTCCACAGTGTGTCCATCTGACCGCCTGCACCTTGCACATATATAGCACCTGTCTGACCGCCCACATTGTAATCAGCTATCTTTGTACCGCTTGAGTAAGTCGGTGTAATGCTCTGATTTAGAGCATCGTTTATGGCTATTGATGTGTCTCTGATGTATGTAATCGCCATATCGCCGCTATCTGCCCAAATTACATTGTTGCCATATAGAGTAGTGATTTCTGTCGGGGTAAGTGATACTTCTGTTGGTGTAGCAAGTTTATATACAACCTCTGCACCTGTTGTCGGTGTCGTTCCTGCCGAGTAAACATCTCTATCACTTATCCATGTTGATGGGAGTGTCTCTCCGTCATAGCTTGCTATATAGCCATCTGTTACTGTCAGCACTCCACTAACTGTATCAAGAGTACCTCCGTATACAGTTAAAGGACTTCCACTATCTTCAAACTCTATGTTGTAAGTATTGCTAACTGTCGGACTTACTGTCGCATCTGCAACTGTAATATTTGCCTCTGTCCATCCACTAATAGGTCTTATATTGCTCGGAGATGGTGTACCACTACCACTCTGCACAGGGTTTATATCAACTGTACAAGCCTTTAGTGGTTCATTCAGTTTGCCATCGTGTATTGATATAACAGAGCCTTCAGCATCGCCTGTAATCTCTGTATTGCCACCCTCTGGAAGCTGATATATCGTATTATTGATTTTGACACTCTCAAGTGTGTCTGTCGGTGTTCCTGATGGGTTAGCTTCGACATTTGAGTTGCCTGCCGCCCATGTTCCATCGCCTTTAAGGTATTTATCCTCATCGCCTGCATGGGGAGTAGGCACTCGCCCACTCTCTCCATCTGCAAGGGATGTAGCACCGACCATTACCTTTGCCGCAGATGTTTGGTTATTGTGCATCTGCAAGTCTATGGTGTCGGCATTGTTGTTAAATACTGCTATATTGTAATTCTCGTAGCTTTCAGGCTTTTCGAGATTAAAATAATCTGTATGAGTAGCCATATTCCCTCCTTATCCATGTATAAATCCTGTGTTAAGGTCTTCGTGCGTAAATGCCTGCAACTGCTGATGTGTGTATACAGACATCATTCGCTTATTGACAAACGCATATTCAACCATGTTGTCATCAACCACCATACTGTTAAGCTGAATAGCTCCAACTGTGTCTTCTCCGGATGGTTCACATGGTATCTTAATATCGGTTGATACATCGTCTGTGATGTTCGAGTAAACAGATGGTGTAACAAGCTGAATTGGAGCGATTTCCTCTTCTACATCGATATATCCGTCCCAAGATCCAATGGCTGCCAATCCTTGGCCACTTACAGCTGCCTGGACACCATTTGCCGGTATGCGTATCGTTCCTCCCAAAGCAGTCAGATCTGCGACAAACCTGGTGAGCTCAGCTCCGGGAATATTTATGTGATACATTAGATGCATGATATGTTGTCCATCTATCCATGTCTCTGTCGGATGATATTGGACATCCTCGCCACCATTAATTTGATATGTAACTATTCCCACGGTATCATCTGTATACGTATCCAGGAGCACCTCAGCATTAAACATGACCACAGTTTCCTTCAAGGATGCAAATCTTATCATTAAAAGCCTCTGAGTCTCTTGATCACGGATAAGAATTTCATCCGAATTCGTATAAAAGTAATATTGGATTGTGTTTTTTTCAGTGTTACTCAAAAGCCCGGATATCTGTTTATCTGTCTTACTCTTAGCATTTGCAAGCGCAGGATCCTTTCCTACACCTTCGCAATCATATCCACCATTTAACGTCCATACATACCTCTGGATACAATAGCTTTTAGAGCCATCAGCTACACCATTTTCATGGATTAATACATCTCCCAGGTCATATGCCGGATCCCCGAGCATCATTGCATGAAAAGGTACATATGCCACCGCTGCAATGTTATTCAGAATTTCTCTGCACTCTTCTTCAATAAAGCTATTTGTTCCGTATTGCAGAAATGGATTAGCTCCGAGATTCATTGTCAAATAATTGTCATCCGGTAATCCATAATATCTTGTCGTTTTATTCTTTAAATCAACCAACGAGATCCCGCTATATCTCGTGATATAATCCGAAAAACTCGCTCCCTGGAATCTATCATCACTGTCAATAGTATCAACCGCTGCCATGTTGTACGATTTAAGGACCACCTTTCCCAGACGATCTATCGTCACAAATGATGACAGAGCCTGAGCAAGCCATCCGATCATGTCTCTGAAGGTCTCAATGTCATTGTCTGCGAAAAGACCAAATTCACGGGTTCCATTTGGCAAAGCCTCGACCTGAGCTTGTGTCATTCCTAATTCAAGGTCACATGCAATGCATATTCCTGTGAGGATGTTATAAGCATGTCCTGATGTCGCATCAAAGGTTGCTTTCTTATCCAGCAGAGACATATTATCGTAAGCTACTACGCTTACTCCTTCTGCTGTCCATTCTGCTTCAGTAATGGTATATATTCCAAGCGGCACTATTTCATATGTGCCATCCGGGAAGTACCTCTTATGCCTTACTGTAATCTTTTGTCCTGCCCATCTATACCGGTTTATCGGTACATTGATAAAAGTTGCCCGGAATTCCCCGATGTAACAAGCTCCCAGAAGCAATTCATCATTATCGACACATTGATTTGTGACCGATAAAGTCCCTGTAAGTACGTTATTTTCCGTAAACGGTATAAGTCCGATCAACCCCTGCACACCAAACTGCTGCAGAGGCGATTTCATATCCTGTTTATATTTAGAGCTGACCGAATACATTCGCCACCTCCTAGAATTCTATAAGTGTAAATGAAACTACCCACATTCCGTCCAAATTATCCGAATACTGCTGGAAGGATCCTTGAAAGCCTCTCATTCTTACTGTCCTGTTCTTGTTTGCTCCGGTTAAAGGATCATATGAATTAAGAATCAGGCTTGCTCTTTCGGATAATTCAGCAAAGATATTGTACCATCTGGAACTGCAGTTGAATGAGGTTGATACAGTAAGCTTATTGCTCCTCACTACATCTACAAGATCCGTTCCTGCTTCAGATGTATTAACGGTCTCAACTACAGAATATGATTCATCCCATTGATTTGGTCTTATAAGTGGAATTCCTCCAAGAGTTCTTGTAATCATCATCTGCCTCCTGTTCTGTAGTTATATCTATTAATCGATTGTATAACCTGTCTATCAAAAGTCTGCCCATTAAGCTGCTGGTTTATTGTTATCGTGGCACCACTCTGCATGGCAGCTATGATCTGATTAAGCTGAGGTCTATAATCAACCTGTGGCTGTGTCATGGCCAGTGATGATTGCATTGACTGAGCCACCGCATCTACCCATTTCTTATTCTGATCAAGTGGAACTACAGCCTCTGCTCCGTTACCTTCCAGGAGACCAATCTCACCTTTCTTAAGGATTCCACCTTTTTCCATCTGTACCATTTCAAGCTTTTTAATCTTTGATACGTGTACACCCGGAATAAGATTTATCGCTTTAATAGCAAGGTTAATTGCCGAAATAAAACCATTTATAATATTGATTGCTCCAGAAAGAACAACATTTATAACCTTTCTTACAGCACCAGATATTGCTTCGCCGACAGATGTTCCGATCTCGGAAAATATTTCGACGATGTCATCCCAAACACCACTGAAGAATTCTCCAAGTGCTCCGAATATTTCACAGACTTTGTCGTAAGCTGCTTGGAATTTTTCTCCAAACCATTCTCCAATGCCTGCAAAGAATCCTGTAATCGCTTCCCAGGCCTGTGACGCAATCTCTTTGATACCATCCCATATATCTGAGAAGAATTGCTTTATTCCTTCCCATTTCTCTGACCAGAACTCCACGAATGCTTCTATAAGCCCTGTGATGAACTCATTGAAGGCTTCCCATGCCTGTGTGATCGTATCAATGATATTTTGCATAGACGTGCAGAAACCTTCCCATAGGAGCTGTGCGGCTTCTACAATGGCATCCCAGTTTTTTATAACAACTATGATTGCAGTAATAGCAGCAACAACCGCTGCCAATGGAGCTAGAGTCGATGACATCGTGATTCCAAATACTGAGGTCGTGGCTGTAGCACCTCCTATAGCTCCTGTGACAGTTGTTATCACAGTAATTACAGCAGAAACACCTGTCGATATCTTGCCAATGACTATAAGTAACGGTCCGAGAATAGCCACCAGTCCAGCTATCGTAAGTATCACTTTTCTCTGACTTTCATCCAGAGATTCCCACCACTGACCAAATTCTTTTAATTTTCTTGATACTTTTGTGATAATTGGAGCAAGAGTCTCACCAAGTGTCTGTCCAACTTGTGATAATGAGTCCTTCAAGTTATTCTGAGCCACTTTAAGAGCTCCTGATCCGTCTTCAAGGTTTTTATATGTCTCATCAACAGAATTGGTCGAATCAGCCAAGATAGATGCACTATTAGCCACATCTTTAAAGTCAAGAGATCCATTTTTTAAAGCTCCATAGATCTGATCACCGGACTTTCCAAAAAGATCATATGCATATGTCAGTCCATCGACTGAATCTGTTCCGTTAACAATATTATTCTGAAGCTCATCCAAAGCTTCTGACATTGATTTTCCATCTGCTGTAGCACTTTTAAGTGCTCTTCTCATTCCCTGGAGCACTGTGTCACTACTTGCTCCGGATTTTTCTAACTGTCCCATAAACTGGACAGACTGTTCTATCGATAAGCCCATCTCATCAAAGGCTGTAGCATTCTGGACAAGTCCCTGTTCCAGTTTATCTACAGAAACTCCGGTATTCTGAGCTGTTCTATTCAATACATCAAGCAAGCTCCCCGCTGATTTGCCATCCTTTCCGAATGCAGTAAGAGCTTTTTTTACGTTATCTACGGAGTTAGATACATCCGTTTTATTTAATTGTGCAAATTTTACGAATTTTTCTGATAAACCTTCGAGATCATCTCCGGTATTTCCAAATTTTGTGGATACTTCTCCAACTGCAGCTGATGCAGTTTCAAATGATGTCGGTATCGATGTGGCTATAGACCTTGCTCTGTCTTCCATATCTTCAAGAGCTTCGCCGGTTGCACCGGTTTTTAAAGCAACCGTATCAAGAGCATCATCTACGTCTGTATAAGCCTTATACGAGGCTACACCAAAGCCTGCTACAGCAAGTGTTGCAGTCTTAGTTAAGCCCTCTCCGACTTTTGTGATATTCTCTCCAATGCTCTTAAGCTTATCTGCAGCTTTATCAAGACTCGTAGTGAAATCAGACATTTTGCTGGATCCGCCGAGATCCTTTATCTGTCTGTTTGTATCAGTAGCCTGACTTTCGAAATTCTTTAATTCTGCAGTTGTTTTAGAAACTTCTGCCTGCAGAGTATCATATTGATTTTTTGTAATCGTTCCTTCTTCAAGAGCCTTAGCAGCTTCTTCAGCAGCTTTCTTTTCGAGCTTCAGCTTCTCACCGGTCTGCTGTATTGCTGTGCTGAGAATCTCTTGTTTCGTCTTTAAGGCATCAACATTCTTAGGATCAAGTTTAAGAGCCTGATTTACTGTCTTTAAACTTTTCTGTGTTTCTGCAAGAGACTTATTGACATTGCCCAGACTCTTTACAAGACCATCTGTCTTGCCCAGGATCTCAATTGTAATTCCTTTAATACTTCCTGCCATATTGCCTCCTACCCAAAGAATTTATGAATATCTCCTTGTCCTGCGACTTCAGGATATTCCTCATAATCGTTTGTTCTTTCGATGATCATATCTGTGATCTCGCCACAGGTGTATAATCCCAGATCAGCGAGTGTGATTCCTAATTCTGTTGCCCTCAGCATATAAGTGCCTACTGTAGATGGCCTTGCTGTGGGCTTTATAGGTTTTTTGGCTCAGATTCCGTTTTCGTATTTGCACCCCACATTTCAAGGATCACATCAAGGACGTTATCCGTGACCAGCTCAAAAATCTCAAATCTTGACAGAAAATTTATATAATCATCGTATTTATTCTCAAAATTAAGCGCATCTTTTGCTCCCAGCTCCGCTGTTTTGTTAAATGTGTACACGACCTTTTCCATAAATTCCAATAAGTCATCTGTATCTTTTGATTTTATGGTCTGGAAGCCTGTCATTATATTTTCGCCCCAAAGTCTTTTGAATATAATCGGACTTGCCGCATTGCATTCAAGGTTCAGTTCCTGTCCATTCTCAAGAGTAACTGTTCTTTGCATATATTCCCTCCTTTTTTCTCCTGTAGGGAAGCCACCCTATCTGTAAGTGACTCCCCCGAAGGATATAATTATGAGCATTTATGGATTTGTATCTTCAGGATCCTCTTCAGGATCCTCTTCATCCCCGCCACTTGTCGGGGAGGTGCTAGGGTGTTGGCACCTCCAGGAAGAATCCGGAATATGCGGCTGCATCCTTATCACAGAATGTTCTTACCACTTCATCATCCGGTCTTGGTGATATTGTGAGATTAACCGTCTCTGTCTGAGGAGTTGCTGACGCTTCTGTGGTGGCACCATTAACTGATGGTCTTGTGAGCATGCAACGATAGAAGCAATATCTTCTTCCTGACTCGTCCAGCTGGAACTCTGTCATGATTGCTATATACTTCTTTGAATCACTTGCTTTTTCGATAACAAGTCCATCAGCATTCTTCGTCTGATTGAATACATTTAAGTAAACATCTTCAGGGATAAGTGCTGTCTCAAGAGTTCCGGTATATCCGGTATTACTTGAAAGAGTTTCATACACACTATCATCTGCGTAGAATGGTGTATCTTCTCCCGCAGCATCAAGTGTCCAGCTAACCGCTCCCGGCCATGCCTTAACAGTTCCGTATGTGCTGGTAATCTCTCCTGTGGATGGATCTGCGGTCTCTGTTACGACAGCATAGTGTACATTTCTAAGACCAAATTTAACCTTCTTAGCCATCTATATGACCTCCATTTCATAAATTATTGTATATAATTTCTGTTCTCTGTCATAATCAGTGCTCGATGTCCAATATATTCCTGCATCATCAAGTGCAGCATTAATGCTATCCTCGATATCTAAATCCTCTGCAGACATATATGCTGTTATCGTCACGTCTGTAATGATTTGATATACTTTGTTATCTGCCCCGAAATTGTTTTCATGATTTGCCAAATAAGTGATAAATGGTAAAGCTGTCCCGATGGGAGCATGACTATAATATGTCGGAGCAATACTATTCAATAAGCTGCGTATTTCTCGATTTGTCATAAATCTTGCTCAATCCTTTCTACCATTTCTTTTTTTACCCATTCCTCAACCGGTTTGATGTGGACCTGTGGAGATGCATGCCCTACTACTTTTCCATTCCTTACAATATCGTGCCCATGTTCAAGAAGATGTGTGAGCTGATAGTCTTTATTATGAATGACAGTCTGTGCATATTGCTTCTTTGTCTTCTTATCCACTTCCCAGCTCTTTGCGTAATGACCTGCCTTCTTTCCTCTGGTCTTTTTCGGAGATGTCTTTTTGAGCTTCTCAATAGCCTCTTCAGCGACTTCATCTTCCACGTTGAGGAGTGTTTTTTCCACTTCGTTCGCATATGATCTCAGGATGCTGTTAACTTCTTTTGATAAATCAATCATCAGAACACACCTACCTTATGACCTACATATATCTCTAACTTATCTGCTGATACCTGATATGTTCTTGTAACTTCATATTTGTTCCCGAGATATACCACCAACTTTTCGCCATCATAATTGATTGGATCTGTCACGAAGACATGATCAAGAGCTAGTCCTTCCTGTCCGGCTGAATAGAAGTCTGTTCGACTTACAGATTTAAGCCCACACATTACTACTCGACTTGTTATTATTGGATGATCTACTCCTTCAGAATCGACCTGGTGTGTCTCTTTCAGCAAGCTTATGACCACATCTGTCATTATGATTCCTCCTTCTTCATTTTTTCTGCAAAAAGTCGGTTATTGAGCGCATATCGAAGCATTCTAGGCATTCCCTCGCCGGAATCCCTCTTCCGCCACATCCATGCAGCAAACATGATCACCAAATTACAATCATCAAGGCTTTCATCGGAGAGAGTAATTCCCTCTCGTCCGATTTCAGCCTTAGCAGCTCCGATATACTGAGTAAGTCTTGCGTCGTATGCATCGACGCTTATTCCAAGATCAACCTTGAGCATTGTAAGCTTTTCAGCGTCTGTCATACGTCTTTCCTCCTACTTCTTTAATGATTTCTTTTTCTCTTTTGCTTCTTCCTTTGCTGGTTCTTCCTTCTTAGGCTCAGTTGCCTTTTTCGGTTCTTCCATAGGTGCAGGCTTTCCGCCTGGAACTATAATGACTGGCATAGCCCACCTCCTTAACTATCTGAGAATGTTAATCCGGTTAAATCAAATAACCACGTCTTCTCTTCTCCTGTTCTTGTAGATACAACCTTAAGTTTCTGACCATCTTTATCTGTGATCTTAAACATTGCGAGGTTATCTTCATCAAGAGCAACCAATCCACTTCCCATAGATGGACTAAGTCCTACCTTGGTTGTTGTAGCGTCTGAGTCCGGAGTGAATTTAAGTCCAATGAAATATCCTGGTCCCCAATATTCTGCCGGAACTCCGGTTGTCTGTTTGATAAGTGTACCTGTGATTTTGTTGCCGCTAACTGCGACATCACTCTGCATTTCTGCAGCTGTGGTGCCCCAGAAGTCTGTCTCAGCGGGTGCGGCCGCTACCGTGAGACTCTCTATAAATTTGCCGAATCCTGTGGGAATGTGGTTGTAATATCACTTGCATCAGCACCATTAAATGCGATTGCTACGAATCCGGTAACATCAAGAACATTACCATCATATCTTGCAGTTCCCTTAAATCCTGTCTGATCAGCTACCCAGAACGCATGCTCAGATGTTCCGAATTCAACTCCGGCTCTTTCTGCAAGAAGATAGAGATCTCCGTATCCGCCTACGATTACATTATCCGGCATAAATCCAAGTTCAAGAATCTCACCGCCGATTACCGGGAATTCATTTCCTGCTACATAGAGTCCATTTGCATCAACATTAAGCATATTTTTCTTTACAGTAAGATGTGTCTTCTTGCTCATGATCCATGTGAAATCACTACTTGAATACTTGCTTGTAATAAGTGCAGCATCATCAATAAATGCTTCCACAAGAGCTTTTTCCTTTACACTTGACGCATGAACAACAACATTAGGTGTTCCAGATACAGCCTTAAGAGCTGTAACGATACCGACCGGCATCTTCGTTCCTGTACCAAATACGATAGCTTTATCGAGTGCAAGACCGATAGCCTGGCCAAGCTTCTCAATAAGCTCTGAAGCAAGATTAATATCTGTATCTTCGATAGTAGCATTGCATACCTTGAAGTATCCGCCCACCTTATAGCCATCAACTTCAACCTTTGAGAAGCTAAGATCAAGTTCATTAAGATTTGCACAAGCTTCTGTCCATACAGCCTCAGAAATCTGACCTTCAATATTCATTCTGCCTGTTCCCTTAAGGGTAATTTTTCTAACCAAATTAACAAGCTTTGAATAATCATCGATAGACTGTCTGAGAAGATCAATCACTGTATCCGGAATAAGATATCCAACATTTGTGATTGCTCTCTTCTCTTTTATTGCACTTCTTACTTCCTCCAGGAATGTTTTTACCTCTTCACGTCCAACAAACGCTTCTCTTTCCTGATGACTCATATCTCTAAATCTTTTATTCATGATCATATTCTCCTTTGCTCTAACCTCTTCTCTAGTTTCCGGAGCTCCCTCAGGAGCTTCATTCGGAATATCTTCAAGCTCCCTCTCTAACTCATCGACTTCAGTTTCCAGATCTGCAATTGTCTTTTCAACATCGGTCTTTTCTTTCTCAAATTCTTCAACTGCCTCTTCAACTGCAGCCTTTTCTTCATCACTCTCTGCTTCTTCGATGTCTTTTTCCAGCTCAGCTTCTCTTACCTCAAGCTCTGCCATTTTTGCCCTTGCTTCCTCAAGAGCTTTTTTCTTGTCTCTCAGCTTTTTGCCGATCATAAGTGATCTGATTGCCATATTAAGACTCTCCTTTCAATTTATTCCTCATATCGTTCTTCCACGCTTCGTTCTGACGCTTCTTCAGGTCTTCCAGATCTTTCTGTCTCGCTGATATAGCTGTCTCTTCGTAAGCAGGAAATGTACATGCACTAACTTCGTACAGTTTTATTTCTCTTATCGTCCAATGAGCTCCACCATCTTCTCGGTACTCGGTTTCCTCGTCAATGATGTCAAATCCTATAGAGCACTGCGACACATCGCCTCTCTGTACACGAGCATATAGGTTCATAGCGTCCTGATCGTTCGGATTAATCTTGACCTTTCCCCATAATCCTCGCTCATCCTGGCTTATCTCTAACGTATGCGCTGAAGTTCTGCCAAGAACAAGAGTTGTATCATGATTTACAAGTGCTCTTATATCGTCTGCTAATGTATTGCTAAACGCTCCAGGAGCGATAGATTCACTCATTCCGTATCCGAGGTCGTAATTGCTGTTAAATACCGCAAAATAGCCCTCAATAAAAAGATCATTTCCATCTTCTCTTGTCTTAAATTCTGTTGATGCAGTCCTAAGCTGCCTTGATTCTCTCTCCATGCCTACTCCTTTCCCTTATCATCCTGTACAAGCTTCTTTTGATCACCACTCATATCCCATGGGATGTAATTCTCTAAAACTTTAAGCTCATCGAGACCTTCTCTTGGACTCATTCCAAGCTTATCTCTCACTTCATTCCCTGAAACGTAACCTCTATCCGCTAAAGCATTAAATACTGTGGATATGGTTAAAATATCCCAGTCAAGAAGGCTTAATATATTGAATCTCACATACCATTTAGGACTCTGGATGATCTTTTTTGTAAACTCCTGCTGAATGCCGGTTACAATTGACTTTATGGTTGAATTTATAAATGCATTCCATTCTGCCTTGTTATAGTCACCCACACCCAGCAGGAATGGAGGAACGCCCACTATTGCGGCTACGGATTTCTTATCCAATGTCACATTGTCAGCAAGTGCAAGATCTCCCAGGGATAATGGTCTGATCTGTTCAACTGAAAACTGTTCTGCAGGAATAAGCCAAGGCTCTCCGACCTCTGAAGTCTCTACATAGTCCTCAACAAGCTTCTTTCTTCCTTCTTTCGACGAAAACTCTTCTGTCAATGCATCAACCTTAACAATGACTGATGGTTTCCATTTGCTCGAAAAAAATGCTTTTTCAGTTGCACTCGCCTGCTTCAGATTAGTGGCAAGGTCCCGCAATATTACTCTCAGACCTCTGCCCTTCCACATATATTGCTCATCCGGATTAAGCCTGAAATGAAGAACGTCATTGCTTTGATACATTTTTCCATCAAATGTAACTGAATAATCATACCCATCCGGTGATGGAATGAAGCTTACTTTTGATGCCGGTACCGGATACATACTTCCCAAATATCCGTCCCTTGTATTTACATTAACAATTGAATTTCCGTCTCCATAAAGGAGCAGATTCATTACTATAGCCTCGATAAATGTTTTCCTGGTCATTACCGGATTTGGATTAATATCAAGTTTCGCTGATAATTCGTTAACAATCCTTCTATCTCCACTATCCGTATTCTCCATAACGTGGATAGTGAGCATCCCTATGAGCTCCGCTATTTTTCGACACGCTGTCACTATTTCAGGATTTTTATTGAGCGGAGTATATCCGGATATGCATATATCACCTGAATTATCCGGTAAAACAAAACCTATAGAGCTTCGTTTCTGATTTTTCTTCTTAAAAATCGGCATCTCAGTCCCACCATCCTTTTTTGTTGCTTCTTTCCATATCATTCAGGTATCTGACGCATGCAAATACCGATGCATCAAATAAATCTATTCTTTGAGTTGGATTAACCTTCTCAAACTGGATCATATCGTCTGATTTTTCTATAGCTCTTACATTCTGGACGCAATATTCGTAAGCATCTGAATGCATATAGTAGAGCCTTTTGTCTTTAGCAGCCTTTTCAATATGCCTAAACCCTTCGCTCTTCAGGTAAAAATACTGAGGCTGATCAACGACTCTAAATCCAGCTTTTTTCATTTCTATAACGTATTCTCTTGCAAATTTACGGTCATGCCCGACCGTATCTATCTTGAATCCTTTATTTTTCATCAAAGTGAACCACTTAACTACATCCGTCACTTCAACAGTTGGCGAATTACAAAGTGTTAAATATCCATCATCTGCCCATCCAAAAAGTGGAATATCGTCTTCATCTGCCTTCTTCGCAGCATTTACTACCGGGAAAAACGCATGAGTGATGACTATATCTACATTTCTCTTGCTGTCATGCCCATATAAAGCAGCTGCAGTAAGATCATGCATCTTGGATAAATCTGCTCCTCCATACCATTTGATTGGCAGCTTTACTAGCTCCTCAAGACTCATATTGTACTGATCATCACTTCTTCTAAACTCTTCAATATCGAAGTAAGCTCTCATTGCAGTCGTGTAAATATTTAAGCTTCGACTTAAGAAGTCTTTTCTCTGCTGTGGATCGTTCTGGGCCTGCATAGCATCATTCAATATCTCATCAGGTCGTATTGTCGTGCCATATGACGGATTTGCTTTTTCGTGCTGTAACGGATTCGTATAATCAATCTCACCGTTCTCGTCCTGATCAGCTCTGGCCACAAAGACGAACAATGTATCATCTGTTACTGTCTCATTAACGACTTTTACCGCATATTCAAGCCTTCTGTAGCAAAAGCTGTTCATATTATCGCCGGCGGTTGTGATACCTATCATCAACTTATTCGTGTATGCTTTCATAGCTTCTTTGAATCGGTTATATTGTGCAGCCTTTTTAAAGCTATGAATTTCATCCGCAATTGCTATGTTGCAGTTGAACGAATCTTGTGCGTCAGGATTTGCCGCAAGAGCTTCGATGTAGATGGATCCATCCGGCTTTCCATCCACTTCAAAGTCATACCGGAGTGAATGCTCCGCATTATTGTTCCTGACTCTGAATTTATCTATAAGTTTTCTGTATTTAAGCGTGTAAATAATGTCCTCAAAGCTCTGCTGAGCCTGTTTAAGAGATCCTGCTGTGATATATATTCTGGATCCGCTTTTTCTTTCAAGAAGCGACAAGCCCCAGGAAAGAGCTGCTATAAACATCGTCTTTCCATTCTTTCGAGGAACGAATATAAACGCTTCTTTGAACCTTCTTTCTTTTGTTCCCTTTATGTAGAACCCTACAAGGTTATAAACGATAAATATCTGCCAAGGCTGAAGTATCAGTGGAGTATTGACGAGGCTTTCCCCTGACAGCTTCTCGCCTTGTTTATGCACCATCATCTTTTCTATGATTCCAATCACGAAATCCGGTTCTTTTGTATGAAGTTCAATGTCACTACGCTTCAGATCCTTCAGGAACCTAGCACATGCCAGAATTACTTCTTTTCCTGCTATTATTTTTCCCTTAATGACTTGGTTTGCGTAGTCGATAGCTATATCCTTATAACTTTTAGCCATTATCCACCCAACTCCTTAAGTGCCTCCGTTAAGGCATCTGATTTTTTCTCTTTCATAGCCTCTTCATTTATTGCTTTGAGACCTTTTGGAGTAAGACCAAGATCTCTCCAATAAGCCAAAGCATCTCTGTTGAGATCATTTATAAGCCTCACAGCTGGATGTTGCGTCAGGTTAGTAGCTCCGCCTTGATTCGTATGCTCAATTATCACATCATCATTCCCTAACATCTCTTCAGCCAGATCTCTCTTCTCAAGAATCGATGCAAGGGTGTCAATTATAGCTTCAAAAGGCTTCTGGTACGTCCCTACATCCTTGCAGGCTTTTATTATCTTTTTTTTCCAAGTATTCCTGTCCATACGTTAACCCCTTTCAGCTGAATCTCTCAGCGCAGTTGGAAATGTCCCCTCGCTCCGTTGTCCCGATGGCTTTTTCTCAAATTTTATACCCCGGGCGGGTACCCCTGGGCGGTCATTTATCCATCATGGCCGCTGCAAAATTTTTTCTTTTACGGATGCAGCCGAAAAAAAATTTTTTTCTCCGGCACACCCCCCTACCCCCGGTCATATAAATATTCTTACCCTCACCCTGGGTTTATTTATTCAAGGACAAGGTTCTGCTGTGCCCGTCCATAGTACCTCTCTATCAACCTTGCATCCGTTGATGTCTTTCCATTCATGCCTGCCATACATCTGGCAGTACCTATGCAGTAAGCGATCCTCTAATCCATCAACCAGTACGTCATACCATCCAACCTGCTGAGGAAAGCCTGTATGATATTCAATTATTATTTCTTCCACGGAATATCCCTCCCCCTAGCTGTTGACCTAGCAAGCTTCATTCCTTCTTCTGATAAATCGTGAGTATCTCTGTCATGCATCTTGTTATGACATGCTTGACACAAACTAATTAGATTCCAACGTTCCATCGAATACTCCGGATATATTTCATAAGGCAATATGTGATGCACATGACTTGCTGATACATTCTTTCCGTATCGCTTGCAGCATCTGCACATATATCCATCACGTCTCATGATGGACAGCCTCATCAACTCCCACTTCTTGCTATGATAGAAATCTTTATTCATATGCTTTCCCCATAAATCCCCATAAAAAATAGCAAGCCGCTGCACCGTTTATCGATGCAACGACCTGCTCGCTCTTGTTGATAGTATCATCTTAGCACACAATTTGTTCCCAAACTATGGTCAACTTTTTATACGACTTTTGAAAAGTAATTCATAGCTCTATGTTTAAGCTTGTATACAGAGCTTATGTTCTCAAAATGATAATCATATGCTATCTCAATCTCGTTCTTGCCATTTATAAAAAAATCAACCAGGAATCTTCTACACTGACCTTCCTTAAGCTTCATGATCTGATCATATGCTTCCTTGCGTTTAATAATATATGAAACAGTTTCCTCTTCGATTTCTTTTTCGATTAGCTTTATCTTTTCATAATCCCTAATGATCTTATTCTCAGTCTTGTCCCGCTGCAGCATGTGTTGAACATTATCGCTCTCAATCCTGCTCTTAATGATTCCGATGTTGTACTTAACCTCCATCTTCATCTTCTCCAGCGTATCAATCTTTTCTTTCATGTCCCGGATTTCCTGTAAATACTTTTCCACATTCATTTGCCCCTCCTTCCCAAAGCTTTTCCTCTTCGGAATAAAAGGCACTCGTCTTTGTTATCTCCTCTTATATCCACTATAGCCCCATGCACATACTTAAGACATGTGCCATTCTTCGAGAGTGCTGCATAATCGCATACAGTACACTCTACGCTCCCGTCTCTAGATCCAATCGTCCCCCTATAGATGCATCTATTACATAGTTCTTTGTTATACATATCCACCTCTCCATTCACTTATCCCCATTCATTTTTACGCATATCCAACTGTATTTCCGACGACTTCCCATTCATCAGAGTTATGATTGCCATATCTATAAACCTTCCCCACAAGTGGCTCATCGTAAATCACCATCTCTACATTCGGATACCTCTCAACTATATCTCTTAAGCTGATCTCTCTATGTGATTCCGGAATTAGATATATAGTGTATACAGATCCTCTTTTAATATTTAATGCGCTGCTAAGATCTTCCATGTATCCTTTCGTCACTATCGTTAATATGCCATCATAAAACACTTCACATTCAGGTTTATCAACTTTCAAATCTCATCACCTACCTCTTGGCTCTTACCGGTTCAAGGTCACACCATGCAATTACATCCAGCTCTTCATAATCATAATCATACGAGAACCATCCGCAATCATCGCTCCATTCAAGTATTACAAGAGCCTTTTCAAATATAATATTCTTATATCTGCCATCAATCGTAGCTACTACCCTCGTGTCCATTTCCGGAAGCTTATCATCCGGTGTATACCATTGAACAATCACCCGCTTCTCTACCATTTCATACCTCCTTATGTCCTTTTGTCGCCCATAATGTAGTTATGTATAATGCGCTCCGGTTCTCTCCGTATCTCGGCACTATAGATATCGACACATCAAGGCTATGTCCTCTATATTTCAATATAAGTTCGTCCAATCCATATTCATCCCATATTTCCCTGGTCATCTTCCTAGGCATCTCAACACAGATCGAATATCTCTTTCCTAGCCCCTTTACATGTTCCCAGGTATAATAATGTTCTTCTCCAAATTGACAATCCAGGAAGATTGCCTTCACATCCGCTGCTAAATCATCTACAACTTGATGATATTTAATTTGTCTCGGGATGAAATCATATATGTTCATTTGTTCATCCATCTTTTTCCCCTATATAATCATTAATGTCACACTGATTATTTATCCTTACAAAGTTATAAATATTCTTGGCATAGACATTTGTCATGGTCCTCCATCCGCCCTGCCTGTACCAGTACCCTATTCCATTCCGATCAGGGACAGTGTGGTCTCCGACTTTCTTCGGATGACTCATCGGGGCACTTTCATCAATGATTTCATTGATGGAATAATCTTCGTAAAGCTGTTCGCATGGTTCGATCGTGAGGTTATATCCGTCAAAATCCCATGGCAGATACAGTTTATCGCCTTTGACAAAGTTATGCTTAAGGTCATTCTCCAGATATTGACTGTTTTCCCATCCTTTTTCGAGCCACTGACTTATCACAAGTCCTTCTTCATTTGCTTCCTCAACGATCAAATTGAATCCTCTTATATCTGTATATGGGTACGATATACGGTACAGCCGCTGCCCCGGTTCTATGTTGTAACCATATCTTTTCTCAGATACATCTTTCACCAGCTCTTTATAGCCATGTATTCCGCCTTTTGCATTGTGATAATACAGGCAAACATATGGATATTCTTTAAGCATCTTCTCCCCCCTCATATCCGACAAACTTCCACAAGTATTCTTTCGTATACTCTTCAGTTTCGCTTCCCCATAACCAAGGTCTTGTTTTAGGATTAAATCTATCCCATTTTTCAACGTATTCTTTTGAATAGCACTCGCTTGCGTTTTTTTCGTAATTTTCATCACGAATATATACAACCATCACTCCGTCTTTTGTAATGTTGAAATATTCAACCTGGTACATTAAGTGCCGGAAGAAATCTTCATCATTATCTACATCATTCCCGAGCATCTCGGACCGTGTTCCCCTTGCAATTGGTATGTTTTGGTCATACACATTCGTAATATATATCGAGAATTTCAGCCAATATTGCGCTTTTGATACTATGTCATATAGTGTCATTTCTCTTCCTCACTCTCACTTTCTGCCTCACCGTCCTCACAATCATCCTCACACAATAGCCCTGTATAACTGCCAAACATCTCACTATTACCATTAACGCATAAATATAAATCGTTCATAGTTTCATTGGTGTAACAATACTTGCAATCTCTACATTTCATTCCTTATCCTCACTTTCTTGTAGCAGTGCTTCATCTTCAATATCTCTTACATTTACCTTTTCCAAAACTCCAACGATATTCTGGCATCCACAATGCGGGCAATCAAAAGCATTATAGTAAACTGTACCTTGTGTTAAACAATTAAGCCCAACGGGTCTTCTAACCACCTCATATCTATTCTTTGCAAGAAGTCTAAATCTCCTGCCACATACATTACATTTTCTCATTCCTTATCCTCACTTTCTGCCATCTTCCCGACATTAATGTCAGGAACATAATTAATCACCGTTCCTTCGACAGTAATTGCACATTCTTTTGCATCCGATTCATTGTCCCAACATCCCCAAAACCATAAAGACCCATCTCTCACTCTTGCGACGATATAACCCTTTGCATATTCCGGAATGTTATGGACTATAACTTTACATTCCCGATCTCTCAT